GCAGCAAAACTACATAAAACTGTAGCTGCAGTATCATTTCTAGCTGAAACAACTCTTCTGCTAGCTTCATTTATACCACTAATAGTTTTAGTATGAGTAGCACCTTGATTATTTCCTTGTAATTTTAAGGCTTCAGTTATAGTAACTTTTAAATCCGCCATACTTATCCTTTCTTATCCATAATACATATTATCTATAAAGTTATATTCTTCATATGCATAATCCCAAGCTATATCATGGTCTGTGTAATCATCTATGTGATAATATTCATTGTCACCCGCACAATATATAGTGTCACCTATTTCACATGCACTACCGTCATGTAGTTTTACCCAATCTCCAGAATCAATTTCATCTTCATGAACCCAGCTACCACAATACGTTTCTACCATTTCATCTTTAGGATGCCAGTCTCCAGTTGAAATACATTCAACAAGACCTTTTTTAATATCCGTAGTACTCATATCTAATGTTGTTTAAAAATGTTAATAAATCTTCTAATCCATTATGTTCTTCGACACTTAATCTATCTGAATATAAAAGTTCTTCTACAACTCTTTCATATTTATCTATCTTATTTTGAGTATCTATATATTCATCATCCACATCCCAATCTAATGAGTCTTTTACATCATCTTGTTTTACTATATCCCAACTATTATTATAATTATATCTATCATAAGTCCCATATGCATTACCATAAGTTCTCCAATTAGTATTACCACCATTGTTTACAGATGCCACTGGTTTATGTTTTATCTTTTGACTAAATAATAATTTACCATTTTCGTATACAAATAATTTATTTTCTTCTACTTCTTTAACTTCTACTTGTATTTCTTCATCTGTTAATTCAACTTCTTCGACAATGACTTCATCTTCTTCTTGAATTTCTGTCTCTGACTCGGTGTCATCTGTAAATATTTCTTCGTCCAACTCATCTTCTAATTCTTCTTCTTCTATAACAATTATTATTTCTTCAGGTATATCTTCAATAATAATTTCTTCAATGTAAATATCTTCTATTTCTTCAATGTATTCCTGTACTTCAAGTATTGTTTCAACAAACTCTTTTGCTTCTTCTTCAGAATCAAACTCAAATATTTCCATTTCTTCTTCAAGTTCCAAGAGTTTATCATCAAACTCCATTTGTCGTTCAAGTTCTTCTTCAGTAAGCTCATCTTCCACAATGTCAAGTACATCAACATCATCAAAAAACTCGTCTCCGATTTCTTCCACATCTTGTTCTTCAATGTCATATAATTCTAAATCTCCCCTTGCAACCTGCTCGTCAGTTAATTCTACACCGTATAATTCATAATTCTTTTGTCGTTCATTATCTCTCTCTACCGTTCCGTCTTGTATCTCGTGTTCTTCATACTCAGCTTCTTCTCCATTATCTAAAATAACAACAAAAATCTCAGGCTCAGGTGGTGGTGGCTCATAAACAACAGGTGGTGGTGGCAAAGTAGTAGTAGTAGTTGTTGTTGTGGTAGTAGTTGTTGTTGGCTCTATATATTTAAAACTTATGTTATCAACTAAAGTCCAATCATTAAGTGTCAAAGTAAACTTATCAATAAAAGTATCTAAGGTTTCTCTAATGTTATAAACAACAACTTCATACATAGATTCAGCAGAAGTAAAAGTTTGTGCTTCTATTATATCTGTTTGTGTAGTCTCGTCTGTATGCGTATAAGTTACTGTTGATTCATAATTCAAAGCACCTATTGTAAAACCAACTTCATAAATATCTATGTCTAGTTCTTCTTCATCAATAGTTGTAGTTTCAGGTAAATCAAATTCATAATCAGCACCTTCTCCACCGTGTTGCCTAAACTCTAAATTTATACAATAGTCAGTACAACCATATTGTCCTGTCCAAGTGTTATTAATGTCAATGTTATTCTGAACTTCGTTTCCTTGTATATCTAGTTCATCTTCAGGTATAACCATATCTGTACTCTGTTCCCAAGTCTCAGGCACAGTTGTAGTTGTTGTACTTGTAATTGTTGTGCTAGTTGTAGATGTATTCTCAGGAATTGTTGTTGTAGTTGTAGTTGTTCCGTCAAAAGTCTCTACTTCTTCTACTTCTCCTTCAGGGATTGTGGTTGTAGTTGTAGTAGTAGTAGTAGTATCTTCTTCAGCTATGACAGGCAAAGGTACTGCTATAAAGCACACAGAAGCTATACACAAAAACTTCTTTAGGTTAAGCACCTTTTATTTATTATCGAATGTTTGCTTTGGTTTATATTGTTCTAAGCCATTCTGCAACACAGACAATCCTGAACTCAAAAACGCAACAAGTAATAATTCAATCATATTTGCGTCAATGATTCCTGATGAGTTTGCTAAATACAAAGAGATTGCAGATTGCAACCCTGTTCTAAAAGCCTTAGATAAAATAAATTTCCAATATTCTTTATTTTTCACTATTCTTCTTCCTTCTTAATTGGGTTGCTTATCAATACCTTACCATACATCTTGCATTTTTTTTGCACACACTTAAAACCTACTTTATAAAGTTTGGTTGGGTTGTGGCAAATATGACACTTTAATTTCAAACTAACCTTTATTTAGGTAATATTTCTGCCTTCTAGTTTAGCTTCTAAGATTTTCAGATTCCCATTTATCTCTGAAATTTTTTCATATATGTCATTTGCTCCAATCATATTTTGTGGAGACTTGTTAGATAATTTAGTTACAGATTCTTCTACTATTTCATTAAGATTAATTTTTGATATTTTTATTGTTACTTCTTTACCTGCTTGTAAAGGTTTTGCTATTTTATCGTAACACTTTTTGTAAGCGTCTCTTGACCTTCCAATTAAACCGTCTTTACCTAAATCTAAGTCTTGTTGAGTAGAGCCTGTCAATATACAACCTGCCGTATGCTCATCTGTGTTTCCTGAGTGTATCAAGATATATTTAAAATTAGGTACATCTTGTAACTCCAACATTCCATAATGTGTGTTTCCATATCTTGCTTTATATTTAGTGTGAAAACCACCTTCTTTACGAAACTTTATATTATAAGTTCCTTCAGGAATTGCAGTTTCACTATATACTTTTACATCTCTTACTTCATCTTCTAAGGTGTAACACTCAAACACACCGTCAATAAAAAGCAGTCCATTTGTTGCGTCCTCGCCAAACTGAACTCTTACAACATCAAGTTTCATTATTCAGGTTTTGGATTATCGTCTTTGACTTTTTTAATAGCTTTGTACCATTCGCCTGTTTTGTCTAGTTTACCTGCGTCTATGTCCCAATAGAGTTGGTCTAGTTGGTCTCCAATAGCACCATAGGATTCTTGCCTAGCTTGTATATATCCAAACTGTTGCTCTTCCCATTTTGAGTTACCTAAGTCAATCTTAGCTTGTGCGTAGTCTGATTCTTCAAACTCCATACGCTCATTATTAATTTGCTTGTACAAAGGCTTAGCAGATTCTATCTCTGCGTCTGCTTCTGTTTGTAACTGTTCTTTTGTCTTTGCCATAATTATCTCTCCTTATCTTACTATATTATTTAACAAGTCCATACAACTTAAATGTTCCACTATCAATGTTTCCACTATCCATAAAAAAATTTAATCCGTCCACAGAGCTTGTACTTGTGAAAACTCCTCCACCCTGTTGACCTAATAATTCTGGTGTCGAATTAAATTCAATATTTTCCTTTGTGTGAAATGTAAACTCTGAAGAATTGTTTGCATTAAATATGTACATCAAAACTTGCATACCCTCGCCTGTACCTGTACCAATATTTGTTCCTAAATCCCAACTTGTTTCATTAGTTGCAGATTGATTTCCAAAAGAAGCACCAGCTCGTAACAATTTACTAGCTCTATCATAATTTGCAGTAGTATTTGCAGTTCCACTCTCTGTTACTCTGCACTTTAAATCTTCAACATCAGTATCACATTGTAAATTATTTATAAGTATTTTAAACACATCAAAAGTGCTATCAATACCTGTCAAAGACACAGAGCTTACTGCACCCGAAACTATTTCCTCATCTATTTTTATTAAACTACCTGCCATTATTTAACTCCATATACATTTACTGTTAAATTATCGATTGTTCCGCTAACTCTACCAAACTGCATACCTGATAATTGTTCAGCACTCTCGTGCATACCAATAAATTTACTACCTCTACCACCACCAGAATGTTGAGATGATGTTTGTCCTGAAACAAAAGTAAAGCTAGAACTATCAAAGGGATTATATATATACATTGATACTCCTCCAAAATCATCAGCACCAGAATTAGATAAACCAAAATTTGGAATAGATGTTTGATTTTTACCAAACAGTTCAGAAAAACTTGCATTTGCATACATATCTAAAGTCGCGAAATCATATTCACTTGCTGATATAACACTTCCTCCACTATCTAAAAATCTTAAAAGATTATAAGTTTGTGCAGAAAAATCGCCCTTAGATATTGAAACAAAATACACATCATATTGAGAGCTAAAACAATCTGGAACATCAAGCGTACTAACACTACTCCCACTAGCAGATTTTATAAACTGCAAATTTGTAGCCATTAGAAACTCCGAATACCATATAGGCTAAAATTTCCACTCTCTAAAGTGCCAGAATTAAAAGCCATAACTTGTATTTTATTCACAGAACTTGCTTGTGGTAAAACTTGACTACCCCAAAAACTTCTATAAATATCAGAGTTACTATAAACAGAACTGTGTTGTGTGGTAAATGAATACTTTGTACTGTCCAATAAATTATAAAAATATAAATATCCATTTATATTACTTCTTGGAACAGAGCTAATTTTAATATTATCAGCAAATCTAAAAGCTGAATTAGAACTTGACCTATTTTCTGAAAAACTACCGTCAGCACCACAAATTTGTCTTGCAGTATCATAAACAGAGCCACTCTCTAAAGTGCCACTCTCATAAAGTCTAAATGCTATACCTGTATCATTATCTGATACAGTTCCGTCATTAACTGTAATTAAATGCACATTGTAATCTTTTAAATCTTGGAACTCAACTGTTGATACAGAACTAGATACAGTAACAGTCTCAATCAATTCTAACTGTCCAAAGTTTGTCCATTTGTTTTCTTGGTCTAGCTCAATAATTTCTTGTGGTGTAAAAATACCTTTATTATCTCTAAAACCCTGTTCAACTTCTTTTCCTATGTAGCCATATTCTTTACTCATCTATACCACCTTATAAAGAGTT